TGGAGAAAGTGCAAGCAACATTACCAGTTGGTAAATGGAATGCACAGTGGATGCAAAATCCGACAGCAGAAGAAGGAGCAATATTAAAACGTGAGTGGTGGAGAACTTATACATCAGAGGAAATACCGCAACTACAACACGTCATACAATCTTACGACACAGCGTTTCTTAAAAAAGAAACAGCAGATTATTCAGCTATCACCACATGGGGTATATTCTATCCCAGTGAGGATGAAGGGGCCAATCTTATATTGTTAGATGCCATCAAAGGTAGATACGAGTTCCCTGAGTTACGTAGATTGGCCCTTGAACAATACGAGTATTGGAAACCTGAATCTGTAATTATTGAAGCAAAAGCATCAGGATTGCCACTGACATACGAGCTTAGAAGAATGGATATACCAGTTGTAAACTTCACACCATCAAAAGGCAACGACAAGCACGCTCGTGTAAATGCGGTTGCACCTTTGTTCGAATCTGGTATGATATGGGCTCCTGAGCAAAAATTTGCTGAGGAAGTCATAGAAGAATGCGCAGCATTCCCATATGGTGATCATGATGACTTGGTGGACTCTACGACCCAAGCCATAATGCGATTCAGACAGGGCGGTCTGATCGATCACCCTGAAGATTACGTAGATGAAAAGGCAGAGACTCGTAAAAGGAACTATTATTAATGGCGAATAAAATTATAAGAAATTATGTAGCGAAAAAACTTTACGAAAAAGGTGGCACTATCGCTAACAGAAAGTCAGTAGATTTCTCAACTGCTGCCATGGCAGAAAGATTAACAGAATTTGGTATAGACCCTCGTTTGATAAATACCGAGTCAGAATTAATTGGTGCTTTGAATATTGTAAAACAAATGCAAGACAAAGCCTTTGATAAAAAATTTAGTGGTATATTAAAAACTGGTAAAGTTATTAGAGCTGACTTTGGTAAACCTTTTAAAGAAGAAATAAAAAAAATGGAAACAGAAGGAGAGATAGCTAAAAGAATTACAAAGGATAACGAAAAAGGCATTGCTAGAATAAGAGAGAGACAGAAAATGTTGGATGAGGCGATTGAAGATGCATCTCCAGGATTTGCTAATGATACAAAATACGATGCAGAATTAGTTGCAGAAAATTTAGCAGGCAGAATGGGTAAAGTGTATGATGATCTTTCTACAAAGGAGAGATTAGATCTTTACGATCAAGCATACACAGGTTTATCAAAACAAAGATTTAAAAATATGCCAAAACCAGATCCAGAAGAAAAAGCAAGTGGTGGACGTATTGGTTATAGAATTGGTGGCGGCCCGATTAAAAGTTTTTTTGAATTTTTAAATAAAAAAAATCCAGTTCAAGCTTACAGAGATTATTTAAAAGATATTAAAGACAAAACACTAAAAGCAAATGAAACAGGAAAATTTACTGACCTTCCAATCGCAGAAGTTGGTATACCTGCAGCAACTGGAGTTTTTATAAACAGAGCTGTTAAAAAAAGATTAGAAGCAGAGAATGAAAAACTTAAAGAAAAAGAGCCAGAGAAAAAAGCTAGTGGTGGACGTATTGGTTTTAAAAAAGGTATGTCCAAAAGACAATTTTTACAATTAATGGCTGGTTTAGGAATAACGGGAGCTGCTGCTAAATCAGGGTTAGTTAGTTTAGGTGGTAAGACTGCTGGTAAAGAAGCTGTTAAACAAGTTATCAAAACACCTAGCGTTGCAGGTAAACCAGAGTGGTTTGATACACTAGTTAACAAAGTTATACGAGAAGGTGATGATGTTAGTAAAAATTTTGCAACCAAGGAAAGAGAGATTGTTCACAAATTAGATGTAGATAAATTTGAAGACGTTAAAGTTACACAAGATTTAGATGAAGGTTTAATTAGAGTTGAGTATAATTCACCAAATAATATGGGTGAGGACACAGTAGAACTTGTGTTTAAAAAAGGTAGACCAGAGGAAGAGGGTATGATGCCTGATGAATTTTATGCTGTAGAAAAAGAACCTAGAGCTGTTGGTGGACCTGAAGATGCAGATCTAGAATTTGATGGTGAAAATTTAGTTAAAAACGTTGACGACTTACAATCTGATACATCAAAATTAAAACAAGTTGCAACTGGTAAAAAACAAACCATGAGTGAATTTGTAAATAGCAAAAAGAAAAAAGATAGAGTTAAATCAATAAACGAAGATCAAGTAGAGCAAGCAGAATATTTAGAAACAAAATATGGTCCTTACGAAAGATATTTAAGTGAAGACGTAGACGCTGATTTTGCATCAGGCGGTATCGCTAGAATGTTAGGAGAATAATGGCAGACCCCAAAAGTCATGGACAGATGATGAACTATCTCGTTAGAAATAGCGAAGATAAAAAACGTATGCGTGAATACTTTGAGACTAATCAAATAACAACTGCATCGAATATAAATAAACCAAGAGAACCTAAAATAAGTCAAGTTTTTGAAGATTTTAATTTTCGTAATAAACTAGCAGATGGTGGACGAATTGGTTTTGCTGATGGAACAGATTTTACAAAAATATTTGGAAGAAAACTTTTAAACAAACTTTCACAAGAAAAGTTTGGTTTAAATTTTAAAGATCTTCCAACAGAAAAAAATGATCCTAAGAGAGCAGTAAGTAATTTTAGAAGACGTATTTTGAAATATCAAAACTTTATAAAAGAAAATAATAGACAGCCTACTCAGTTTGAAGCTAGAAGTTTAGGTTCTAAAGATAGAGCTAAAACAATAGCTCAAACAGATAAACCAGAAGTAACAGAGGCAGATAAAAGAGAAGAATTTAAAAGAAAAAATATATATGCAAAACTATTTAAAGGTAAACTTGTTTTTGCTGATAAAAGTATTCAAGATGAATTTGAAAATGAATTAAAAAAAAGATATTCTGTTGCTAGAACATCTGGTAAAGCAAAAGAATTAGGTGTTTTAAGTGACAAAGAAATATATGAAAAGTTTTTAAAACCAGCTGGATTTAGTCCAGAAACAACTAGATCATATATTACTAACTATAAAAAAATATTAGATCAAGATTTTAAACCGTTAACTAAAGCAGAAAAAGATGCTGGTAAAGTTTTAACAGAGGAAGAAAAAATTTTATCTCAAGGTGGTAAACGAATTGGTGGAACTACACTAAACCCAAACCACCATTTATTTCCAATAGGTGATAACATACAAGCGAAAGTACAGGATTTCACTGTAATACCTCAAGAAGTAAATGCTCAAATACAAGATGCAAATAAACAATTAAGAGAATTAGTTAGACAAAGAAGAAAAATATTACTTGCAATTAGACCTGGTGTTGACGCTGATAGAGCGGTGAATGTAAAAAATTTAGATATAGAATTAGAAAATATAAATAAACAAGCTGAAGAGGTAATTACAAATCATTACAAAAGATATCCTAAACACGAAGGTTTATTAAATTTTAAAAAGCTTGATATTATTCTTGATGATCAAGGAAGATTGTTAATGGAGCGTGGTCAACCAGTAGTACGTCAAATTGGAACTTTAGGTGGAGACTATACAAAATGGACTCTCGCTAATGTAGATAAAACTATTTTAAATAAAAATATTGTATCATTAAGTAAAAATGAACTTAGAGATTATAGATCAGCTATAAAAGATGTTTCTATTGCTAGAGATGCGGGAGACATAACAAGAGGAGCTTCGACAGAAGCAGCAGCTACTTTAAAAAGTCAGATGACACAAGACTTAGGAAAACTAGGTTGTCCTACTGTTAAGTTTGCTCTTGGTGGTAGAGTTAAATTTAATCAAGGTAGTGCGTGTGTAATTAAAGGTAGAGAAAAACTAGAATCTATTTTAAAAAAAGCAGGTAGGGCATCTCCTCAAGATCAGGCTCTTGCACAAGGTATATTAAAAGCAGGACAAGGTTTAAAAAATGCGTTTGCACTTAGAGGCTTACTAGGTCCTGCAGCTATAGCCTTTACCACTTTAACAGAGGGAGGCATAGTTGGTTATGATATGTTATCTCAAGGTAAAACATTAAAAGAAGCAATGGGTGATAGTGTGTTTAATTTAATGTTAGGTGATGATTATAAATTTAATAATGATTTTATGTCTGCAGGCGGAACGTTTGATGAAAGATTAGATAAGTTAAGATTTAACCCTCAACAAAAACAAATAATAAATAATTTTAGATCTTACGTTAGAGAAGCTGATGCACTAGGACAAGCACAAATAGATGTTGATAAGGCACAACTACGTGTAAAAGGATCTCCTGTTCAAGACGTCATTAAGGATGGTCCTCCATCTGTTTTAGGAAGACAATTTACTAGATTTGTAAAACCTCCAACAGGAAAAGAAAAAGAAGCTAGAGAAGCTGATCTAGCAGCTGCAATTGCAGCAAAAGAGGCGGCTGATCAATCTTTTCAAACAAGAGTTCAAGACCTAGACTTTGCTAAAAGAATGCAATCAGGAATGACTGAAGGTGCAGACCTTATGTCAAAAGCAATTGATCTAGCGAGATTACAACAATTAGGTTCTGTAGACCAAAATATTTTTGGTAAAGCTTTTGAAGGAGACATAGCAAAAGAAGCAAGAAGAGATGAAATTTTAAAACTATTACCCACTGCATTAAATTTTGCAGGAGGTGGTATCGCAAAACAAGCAGGTGATCCATCAGGCAAGCCACCAGAAAAAGGGCCTACGTCTCAAGGGTTGCTAGATATATTAAAACGTGCTAAGAAAACATAGGAGTATTAAATGGCAGAAATAGATAAAGGACTCCCTAACACTCGTACCGAGGTCAAAGTACCAGGCGAGGAGGAAGTTGACGTTCAAGAAGAAGTTGTAGAAAAAGGTCCCGTAGAAGTTATACCTGAAGAAGATGGTGGAGCGACTATAGACTTTGAACCAGGTGCAATCAATATACCTGGAACAGAAAATCATTTTGATAACTTAGCAGACATTTTACCTGACGATGTTTTAGAACCAATTGGTAACGACATGGTGCAAAACTATATGGACTACAAAGCATCAAGAAAAGATTGGGAAAGTTCTTATACATCAGGTTTAGATCTTCTAGGATTTAAATACGAAAACAGAACAGAACCGTTTCAAGGAGCTAGTGGTGCAACACACCCAGTATTAGCAGAGGCAGTCACACAGTTTCAAGCACAAGCATACAAAGAATTATTACCAGCTGACGGACCAGTCAGAACACAAATAGTTGGAGTTAGTTCTCCAGCTGTAGAACAACAAGCTGGTCGTGTAAAAGATTTTATGAATTATTTAATTATGGATCAAATGAAAGAATACGAAGAAGAGTTTGATTCTATGTTGTTTCATTTACCACTTGCAGGTTCCACATTTAAAAAAGTTTATTACGATGTACCACTAGGTAGAGTTGTATCTAAGTTTGTACCTGCGGATGAATTAGTTGTACCATACACAGCAACTAGTTTAGATGATGCAGAATCTGTCATTCACGTTGTAAAAATGTCAGAGAACGAATTACGAAAACAACAAGTAAATGGTTTCTACAGAGATGTAGAATTATCACCACCAGGCACTGTAGAAAAAAATGACGTTGAGAAAAAAGAGCGTGAGTTAGATGGCACTAAAAAAGTTGGTAAACAAGAGTCAATGTATACTCTACTCGAGTGTCACGTAAATTTAGACTTAGAAGGTTTTGAAGAAGTTGGTCAAGACGGTGAACCAACAGGAATAAAATTACCCTACATAGTAACTGTAGAAGAAGGTAGCCGATTAGTTCTCTC